GATAGTTAAAGAGCCTGCGCCGTCAATCGTGCCGGATGCTGGTACAATGGTTATTGTGTTGGATTCAGCATCTCCGGTTGCATCTTTAACAATAACAACCATATTATTTACTGCCGCAGGCAACGTTAAAAGGCGAGCAGCCGACGTGTTCACAAGATGGATGGCGTCTGCGGCTAAAGTAATGTTTGAGTTTACGTTGGCAGTTTCTTGCAGCGGTTGTTTAAAATCCAACTGCGTTTGAATTGCAGACGTTACGCCGCTTACGTAGCCAAGCTCAGTACTTGTAGTGGGGCTATGCGTTGGTATGCCGTCAGTGTCGCTAATTAATGCGCGGCTGGCTGTAATCGCAGCTGCCTCAATAATAGAGCCGCTGTCGGAGCGCATAACTCGATTATTGTTTAAGGCCGTGCTTGAGTTTGTACCACCTTTAGATACTGGAAGCACAGTAATAGTTGGCTCTTTGGCATCCAACTGCGTTTGAATTGCCGAAGTCACGCCACTAACGTAGCCAAGTTCTGTGTCAGTTACTGCCGATACAGCCACCTTACCGCTCGCATTGCTGGTCAGCGCACGATTAGCGGTTAAGTTAGAGGTGACAATAGTCGAGGCTCCGCCAGTAATCGCGCCCTGCGCTCGGGAGTCTGTAAAATAAAGGTTGGAAGCACCCTCGGACACATCATCCGTGTCAAGCACAACTACGCCCGCCTGCCCGTTAACGCTAATAACGGCGTCGGTCATGTCCCATTTTTCCCAAATGGTCCCGTTGTTTACTACTTTATCGCCAATTTCAAAGCTTATGTTGCCTGCGCCGAAATCAACAGTTCCAGCTGCATTTACTTGGTATAAATAACCAGTAACGCCAGTGTCGGTGTTCGCGAGTGTAGGCGTGTTGGTAGCTGCCGACCAAGTGCCTTGATAAACAATTGGGTCCGGTAGTGCTGCTATGAGTGTGTCTACGCTGTCTAGGGCCGCCTGTACATCTGTGCCGCTAAGTTCTGTCCACGAACTGTCGTCGGTGCTAATTTCACTAGCCTTGTCATAGACAATGTCTAGTTGGCCGCTCAGAGCATTAAATTTTAATGCCATGATTAGCTCCTAGTTACGCTGGTTACACGATTTGAACTGTCGTAGGCAAGAGTAAGTGTGGCTACGGTTGTACCACCAGAACCACCAAGCTTATAAACCACCTGAAACACTTCACCAGCACCGTTACCGGCTCCAACATAGCTAATATCTTGGTAATCAAATTCTTCTGGCACAAGACTACCTGCCACCCTTGCGTCCAAATTGTCCACGGCAGACTGTACTGCAGAAAGCGTGGCTTCCGTAGCTGCTCCGGTGGGTAGCGGCAAACTTGCTGCCGATACGGGCACGGCACTGGCTCGAAGTTCGGCATCCGTTAGTGGGCCGGATACTGGCACAGCAGTCGCCCGCAATTCGGCGTCAGTCAACGGCCCTGCAACATCGACTGGTGTGGCGCGCAATTGAACGTCAGTTAATGGGCCAGACACCGGCACAGGAGTGGCACGAAGTTCAGCATCGGTTAATGGTCCGTCTACAGCCACAGGAGCAGTTAATTTTGCATCAATACTTGCAAGACTGGCGGATTGTGTGTTTAACTCCGAATTAACGTCCTGCAGTTCTTGCACTGTGTCGGCTGTGTTAGCTTCTACCTGCAATAAAGTGGCTTCAGTGGCAACACCTGGAATAGATACGGACTGTGCTGGATATACGAATTGTGCCATGTTAGCCGCCAGATTGTTTCATGGTTATAATTGCGTCTACGGTGCCAGTACCACTAGTGGCCACATACTGTAGGCGCATGTCATAAAATGGCAGCTCATTAAACACCAGTAAATGGTCGCCAGAATTGCCAGAAATATTGATTGGAGCGCCCATATCAACGGTATACCAGCTGTCACGCTCAGAATTGCGCGCCTCTACAGTAACGACGCCTACGGGGCTCGAACCTGCCCAAGATATATGAATTGAAGCTTTATCCAGGTTTTGGACGTTTGTCATGGTGCCTGTTAGATTGCCAGACAAATCCGCATCTTCTAACATGGCGAAAGATTTGACATTTTTACGTGCCACAAAATCTCCTTATGGGTTATGGCTTATGGCCAAGATTTATGAGCACTATGCCCATATTAGTGCAAATTTATTAGACTAGGGCTCATCGGCAGCCACAGCCTGTACGTCTGTTTCCGCTCTACCGGCCATGTCTATGTTTTGAAGGCCCGTGACGGTCGGATTTACTGCACCTGCCTCAGGGCTTGATTGGTCTGGCTGAAAATTCTGCTGCAGCTGCATGACTGAGTCGGCGGACAAACTGCTGTCGGCAGGAATATCTAGCAAAATAGACATTTGCACCTTGCGATTATAAGGCACCTCAGCGCCAGACGTAATGCGGTCAATTGCTGCTTGCTGAACCTCGGCATATAATTCAGGATATACGGCCTTAAGGGCCTCAACGTGCTCTCGAGTTAGTGTGCCTTTGTCTAAGTCATCGAGAACCGTAAGTGGGCGCTCAATCACTTGCATATAGCGCTCAAATTTAGCCATTTCCATGCTGGATGGCTTGTATGGGCGTTGAAATAGACCTGCTTGAATTGCGGGAGCGGGTAATTTATCAGTTAAAAATTGTACTGCTTTGGCTAGCGTAACTTGCATTGCAGCGCCCACTCCAGGGTCTGCATTAGATACGCGGGCCGTCTTGCGAGCAATAAGTTCAACCATGCGCTCTGGGTCGCTTTGCAGGTTGCGCAAGTTTTGTTGCACGTTCTCAAAGGCCGCATCCTTGTTTTTGGGCATTTTGCCGGTTTCAGGATTAGATGCAAAACCGCTAGCCAATAATACTTGGGTGCTGGCCAGGCCTGTTGGCATTTGTTTTGCAGGTCTAACAGTAGAATCAAAAAAGTTGTCTACTGCCTTAGTCACAGCCTGTTTAACTTTAGCAGTGCGGGCAGCAAGGTCAGTTACTACCGCAGTATTGCGAGCCACTCGACCGGTAGTTTGACCTACAAATGTGAGCAGCGAGTCTACGCCAGCCTGGGTATTGGCGGTTTTTTTGAGAAACTGTTCAGCCGTTTTACCAATGTGATAAGTTTTATTAGCTTTTTGCAAAGCCGTAGCGAGTGCTGGTTCGGTTTTAGACGCATTTGCAGCAATACTATCGATGACGTCTCGAGCAACATTTCGAAGCTCATTAGCGGTATTGGCCTCCATGCTCTCGAGTGCGCCGCCTCCTCTATATTTTTGACGTTGCAAAAACTCCCTGTAGCGGTTAAATTCTGCAAAGTTAAAAGGAGCGTCTTTTGTGGCTTTAGCAATAACATCACGACGATATTTATTAAGAATTTTTAATTGAGGGACAGCCGCCTCTAAGTCGGGGTCGATTTTGCTAATCATATCGTCGATACGCGACAACAGCGGTTGATAGGCCTGAGTTCTGGTAATAGGTACGGCACCCTCAGCAGTTAATTCATCCAGGCGCTTGCTAATAGCTCCAATAGCTTCTCCAGCTTCCGCAACTACTTGCTTGTTTTTAGCGAGCAATTGTCCTGGACTGCTAAACGTTTCAATGCCTAATTCTTCTTTAAGATAGGTCGGATAATAATCAAGGTTTTTGCCTAAAGACTCTCGAAGCTTGAGTCGCTCGGCAGCAGTTGGAGTGCTCACGCGCAAGCTTGCTTCAACCGGGTCCGTAAGCGGGTCTAAAGCCTCAGAAACTGTAGTGCGAGCACCTTTAGTCAGCCTTCCCACTTTGTCTATAGCTTTAGGAATTGTAGCCTGCATAGTCCCAAGCGCAGTACCAAATCCACCACCAAAAAGTGCACCAGTACCAACGGTGGCTAGCGCCGACTCGGCTGATAAATCTTTACGGTCAAGCGCCACATCCGATACAAGCTGCCCTGCACCCGCTAATGCCCCCTCTACGGCACCACCAGCGCCTTTAGCAGCAATACTAGCAGCAGTAGAGCCTACCGACGGCGCAAGCACTTTAGCCGCTGCCGCTTCAGCCGCACGGCCAGCTGCCGTAGCGGCCTTAACCCCAGCACTGGCTGTTTGGGCTGCAGCGCTTGTGCCGCCGGTTAGGAGTGCAGGTCCAACCACACCAGTTACAGTGCCGAGCATAGCAGCCTCGGCTTCACGGTCACGAACTTCGCGCAGACGCTCTGGACTTACGCCAGCAGCAGTTAACGCAGCATCGGATAACCCAAACGTGGCGGCGCTCGCCGCACTACCTAAAGCCGCCTCTACAGGACGCTCACCATACTGCGCCTCTTTGCGAAGTTCCGCATCAAGCTCCTGCAAGTCTAGTGGTGGTAGTTCGTTTGGGTTAATATCAGCCATGTTAATGCCTATAGTTCTGGAAATTGTTTTTCAATAGCGCGTTTAATCTGTTCTTCAGAAAGATTTGGCATGCGTTTTTTATACGACGACACTAAATCATCTACATTATATACTTTATCACCAACTTTTACCATCTTTTCATCAAAAAGTTGCCCCGCTATTCCAGAAAGCCGAGCCTTGCTAACAGTGCTAGCTTTTACTGCCTGTATTAACCTGTCAACCTTTGCGGTTTCCACAGGTCGCAAGGTGGTAAATGACAAAGGGTCTCCGATTGCCTTAAACAGCGCCTCTCTCTCCTGGTCAGTAAGCGCACCAGGACCAGTCAATGGGAGTCTAAGCGCGCCAGCAATAGCTTGTTTTAAGGTGTTTGCCTGCGCTCTGTCTTTTAAACTAAACATAGAGCCTTTAGAACCAAGCTTTTTATAATCGTCTAGCAGCTTAATAGCATTAAATGATTCAGTAGCAAATTTCTTAAACTCCGCAGCATCCGTAGGGCTGGTGGCCAAAAACGCCTTACCGTTTGGCAATTGAACTACTTGGCGGGCCGTGTCCTTATTTGCGCGGGCTTTCAGAGCCTCTTCGGGCGTTAATTCTCGGCCAGAATAAATGTCTTGAGGCATGCTGGTAGCTATTTGTGCTTGAAGTCTAGCAGTAATTTCTGCTTGCTTATTTTGCATTTCTTGCTGCATAAGTTTTAGCTGGTCTTTGCGAAATGCGTTTTGAGTCGCATTTTCAAGCTTTTTAAGCTCCAACTCACCTTGCTGATATACTTGACGTTTTAACGCTTCCTTTTCTTCCAGGCTCAATTTATCTTTGGAGGCTTGCTGCTCTGCTATTCTGTCCATAAAATCTATAACTGGATTAGACTTACCACCAGTTAGTCCTTGTGATAATCCACCCGCAAGAATTGCAAGAGCCGACCCAATTTTTTGGCCAGTAGACCCGCTAGCAAACAGTTCGCCAAAGCTCTTAGTGCGCACTCTAGCATCAACTTCCTGAAGCTTAGCGTTTAAAGCTTCTTCTCGCTCCAACTGACGTTTTTCGGCAGCAAGACGCATTTTTTCAACTGCATCCATCGCATTTAGTCGGGCTTGTTCTTGCTGGATTGGTGCAGAAAGCTTCAAGTATTCTGCCGCAATTTGTTCTTGTGTCGGCGTTGTTAGAGCCGTGGCAGTTGCAGGCTCAAGAGCCGCTAAATCACCTTCTTGCAAAATAGGTTCGGAAGATGGCTGAACATATTGAGCAAGTTTCTGCTGAGCAACTGGGTCTTGAACAGCATATTGACTTGGTGGCGGCATAGGAATAACCGGTTGTGGATAGCCCATGCTAGTTAAGGCTGGTTCAACCACAGGGGTCGGAGCTGCTGCCACCGCTTGCTGCAAAATTTCTGGCACAACAGAGTCTTGCGGCTCGACAACTTGCTGAGCCGGAGTCATAGGTGCCACTGGAAGTCTAGGGTCTGCCATAATTACGCCTTCTTTTTGCCTTCAATTTTTTTCAATCTGCGATTAAGTTCAGCTTGTGCTGCCAGCACTGCACCAAATCCTTGCACAGTATCTACCATTTTGCCTTGCGCAGTATTTTTTACAAGTGTTTTGCCTAGCGAACTGCGCTCTAAATCTTGAGCAGTAATGCCGTAACGAGTGCCTTCAGCAGTGCCTGGCAATGACGCATCTTTATACTCAAACTGGCGTGCGGACAACTTGTCTAAAAAGTCATTAACTTCTTTTTTGGCTGAAGGAAGTTTAGATGGAGCTTGCTTTTGCTGTTCATCAGACATAATATCAGCAGAAGCTTTCATCATAGGCTTCGTAGATGGATTGCGACGAGCAGCAGCCTCTTCTTTTCTGTCTTTAATTGCCCCCGCAATAATATCTCCGGCTCCGGCAATGGCGTCTCCAGCATCTTTTGGCTGATAACGGCTTAAGGCTTCTTGAAAGTTAGTTTTCTTTTTTGGAGAAGTTTTTTGCTGTTCATCGGAAAGTAGCGCAGCTCCCACTTGCCCACCAGCTCCCAACAGACCCCCAAGAATTTGAGATTGTTGCTGTTTAACGGCATTTCGTCGAGCTACGTCAGCTGCAAATCGATTGGTCTCATAGTTGGCCATCATATCTACGGGTGCGCGTGCGATATCAAAGCCTTGCGAAATATCACCGCGAGCAATGTTAGCCTCTTGACCAAGCTGTGAGCCTAGCATTTGTTGTGCAGCTTGCTGTTCTTGCATACGCTGCATTCCCCCAAGCTCCGCAATATCGCGACTCGATTGTCCGCGTTGTTGAAGCAACTGTCTGGTAGATAGTGGACTTGCGTTTTGAGCTTGCGCGGCTGCCAAAGTTTGAGCTAAATTTCGGTTTTGTGCGGCTTTAAGCTGAGCAGTGGCCAGTGACGGGCCTTCGCCACGCGCCTGCTTTTGCAGCTGCTCAGTAAACGCTTGGTTATTTTTAAGGTTACGCTCTCGGGCTTCAAGCAGCATTTGCTCATAGCGTTGCGCTTGCGGATTAAGGTCAAATTTTGAGCGGTCTAGCTGCGGACCTGGACTACTGCCGCCACCCATGCCAAGTAACTTTCCAGCCTCTTTACCAACTGTTGCTCCTAAAATAGAGCCTAAACCCCCAGCAGTCGTGGCTCCACCAGCAATCGCACCAACAGTTTGAAGTGGGTTTTTAAGTGGGTCTTTTATGACTGATGTTACTGGCTTAGTAACCTTTTTAACCACGTTGGATATTTTTTTGCCCATAGACTATTTAATCTCCATTTTATACCAAATCATATTTTCTTGCAGGTGCGATAATTTGAAGCCACAATGTAGTATGGCTAAAGCAGACTGCTCTGCTCCGGCAGCACTAATGTCTGTGCTAGTTAACAATGTAGAAATATTAGATTTTTTGCAAATATTTACAACGTCGTTAAGCAGTTTTTTACCGAGCGCAGTACGGCGCCATTCAGGCTCCACAAAAACGTCCTGTAAGTAGGCTGTATCTGCGTTTACTCGCTTATAAATCGCAAAGCCGTGCGGATGCTCTAGCACCTCAGCACACTCTCGTTCGTTAATATAAGCTTTATACAGTTCAGGAAGTTGCAAACTGTTTTCCTTTGCTGAGCTTGAACATGCCCGATTTGCCGCCAACTTGGAACGTGATTTGGCTTAGGCTAAAACCCTCGCCAGCATTTTCTTGCACATCTTCAACTAGCAGTTTGATTGACTGGCACTTTTGCCGCTTAAAATTCACTCGAAACTGATACGGGTTGCCGTAACCGCCGTAGGGTTTGCCGACTGGCTCCCCATATGGCGAATCATCACCGTATGCCACAGCATCAATTTGCGCCGTGTCGGGCGTAATAGTGGCTGATTGCACCCAAGCTTCGTTAAAGTCATAACCAACTTTAATAGATAGGTCGTGCCTAGACAACCAATTGCCAAGCACCAACATCTTATAAACTCTAGCATAACCCTGTAAAGTTGTAAAGGAAATCCAGCCAATTTCTAACCTCATTTTAATAGGAATACCAGCGTCGCTAAAGGTTTGGCGGTTTTCCTGATAAAGCTCCTTGTTGGTTCGCAAGTAGTAGTATTGGTTGCCAATGACTTCAGCCGACAGGGCTTTGTGGTTTGTAAATGTTGCCCAAAATTTGTACACGTAGTTATAAGTTAGACAGTCGCCGTCAACAGTTGTAAACCGCACCTGATTTAGCTCAGCAACTACCTTAGCCGACGATATAGTTAGTGCATTAAAAGCCTCAACGGGTGCGCCAATATATTCTAGGCCTAATGCGCGATTAAGTAAATAAATGCCTTTGCGGCTTTTAAACATAAGCCCGTCAGGCGTCAGTACAACTGACTTAGGGTCTAAGCACCCCACATCTTCGGCGCTTACGCGCTCAGGCTCAGTAAATGTGTTTTGCTGGCCAGCGTTGTTTGGTCCAGTACCGGAAATAAAAAATATTGCATCGCTTTCAAAAATAACCAGCTTTTCATCCATGCTGGCAAGCGCAGTGATTTCGCCTCCAACTGGGTCTACGTTTTGCACTAAATCGTCGTTAAATTCTACGGGCTGACCATCGGTGGTAATTTTGCTGTATTGAAGCCGGTTGGGGTTTTCTAGCCCTGCCAAAAATATGCGTTTAGAGGCAGTGTGAGTAGCTAGTACTCGGGCCGAGGGGGCAGCAATATTTTCAAGCACGCCTCCCGTCGTATACAGGAGCCTACCAGAGATTAGATTTGCATCTGGCCGCCCATCCAAAAATATAACCGTGTCTACGGTCTCGTCATTAAAAAATGGTACTGTGGCGCTGTTTGCCAGATAAAATAAAGTTCCATTGTCTTCAGTGCGATAGACTTCTACAACCACATTTTCTTTTTGTGTTAATCTAAGCGTTGGAATAGTTACTTCCACGGCCTTAGGACCGCCAGTAACAGTTATATTAACTATTTGCGATGGTGCACTGCGATGTTCTTGGCCTTGATTGTCGGTCCATCTGTATACGATGCAGTAACCGTAGTCTCCATCTGCAATATCTCGAGTAGCATTGTTGTTGGGAGTGCCAGTAGTTACTTGCTGCAGTGTTGGAGGCTCTGGATAAACGTGGAAGCCATGCTCGGCAACCGTTTCTCCGTCATAGGACTGCACTATGCCACCGCCAATAAGCAAATTATTGCCTAGAGCCGCGTTTTGGTATCGGTCTTCAACAACAAAGTCAAGCTCAGTGTTTGTGATGCCTAATAAGCTAAAAAATTCACCGTTCTCAGCCAACAGTTTGCTTTTATACAACGAGGGTATTAAGACTGTATCGGAAGCAGTGCTGTGGGCTTTGGGTAAAGTGCCAGTAGCCAAGTGTCCGCCAGCCGTAGATGGGCTGATTTTTGCCACAACTGTACCGTTAACGTCAAGCACAAAATATGTAGCTTGCTCCACACTATCATACGACACCAAAAAATACAAGGCTGACTGCACCCAGAATATTTTGCTAGCCAACGACACGCTGCGTACAAGCACCGTTGGACTGCCCACAGTTCCAGCTGAGTTTGCGGTTACTTTTTTAGTATAGTCATTGGTGTTGCTAGAGCCATCTATAGAATATACAAACTGGTAATTGCCAACCGAGGTTTCAGTGCCCGCCACTTTATTGGCATTTGCGATTGTTTCAAGCAAAGTCGGCGCTAAAAAACTGCCTAACAAATTGGCCGCATACAGCATATATTTAACTTCGGTAGCCGAGGCCCAACTAACAATAAGTCTACCGCCAGAACCAAGCTCCAAGTTCAGCGCACTAGTTGGGTCTTGGCCAGCAAAATCAATAACCGTGGAAGGCACATTATTCATGCCTACATAAACTAGAGATAAGCGCTGTGCAGGATTAGAACCGCAATAAGCAACCACAATTCGCCCACCAGCCGTAACCACGTCCATGTTGGGGTAGGTTGCATCATAGTTGTTTACTAGCGTAAAGGCTGTAGTCAATAGAGCGGGGTTTGCAATATCAAATCGCTTATATTCTATGTTAGTGCCGGTCCCATATAGTATAAATACTGTGGAACCAATATTCGCAAGTTTTGGTGTACGTGCACTAGAAGCCACCAACTCATTAGAAACAATTATTGTCTGCGTGGCTAAATCTTGTACAATGTAGCGCACTTCGTTGGTAGCCGAAACTACGTACGTAAATATTTTTACGCCTTCAACTACCAGCATGTCTAGTTGGCTGTGGTTGTAGCTATTGTTGAGCACGGGCCAGCTAGTAGGAAACACCGAATATATGTTGCCCTTTTCTTGCATAGCCTGCAGGCCTTCAGAAAAACTATATAATTTATTTTGGTCAAACAACAGCAGCTCGGCTTTAAATCTTGATAAATATTCTGCGCTAGGAATGGAAGTGCCAGCCGTAGTGCGAAGCAAAATGCTGTTGTAACCGTTGCGTTTACGGGCGCTGTCCAATGTTTCAAATACAACGTTTTCAGCAACACGCAGTGTGCCGAATAATTGTTGTTTTTTGTCCCGCTTAGTATCTAGACCTTGTCCGAATGCCAGCGGAATTAGTTGCTTAGATAACACGCAAACCCCACTGCTTTAGATTAACATCCACTTGTCGACTCCGTTGGTCAACAAGAATGCGCACCCATAAGCACTGTTAATTGTTAGCGATAATGCACCGTCAATTGAGTCAGAACCGTCTGGCAAGATTGTGATTGGATTAGACTCGGCTCCACCAGTCTCATCTTTAATCCAAAATATGCGCCCGCCAGCCACCAGGGCCGCCGATGGTAGCGTAATTGTGCGTGGAGCTGCCGTAGATACGCCCATAACTACGAAGGTGTCGGTTGGAGCAATAACTGTGCTACTTGTAATTGGCGTGTAGGTTAGCGCCGATACTGCTGACGGAGTTGGAATAATAGACGCGCCCGACGTCAATTGCACCGGAGTACCAGCTCCAGATGTGTAGTATAGGTCGCCAGCGTAGCTGAATAAACTTAGGGCATTTGAGCTGCCAGAAAGCGTGGCCACCTGTTCAGCTAAACGCACTGATTTTAGTCCAAAAGCCGAAAATTCGTTAAAGTTCAGGTCGGCGTTAATATCTAAGCCAGCAGTTTTTACTCGCGTACCCTTGCCGTCTGAGTGGTCATGTTCGTCAACAGTATTCAGGGCCGTATTCAGGGCATCGGCCCACTCAGGACCCAAAGTTACCGAGGGAGTCGGCAATACCAGATTCATAAACGGAGTTACAGCCATAAAAAACCTTTACTGCACAAAAGTGCTAAAATACCCACAAGCTAATAGTTACTGGCGCACTAGCTTGTAAATTTAAAAAAGCAGTGTTTAACGCACCGCTCGATTGCCATACGTCCGCGTTGGCCGACTTGTTGACAATTATCCAGCCGATAGGGGCTCGGCGTAACTGGTGCTCTACTTTAGTCTCAGACGTGCCTACGTTGATATTAGTTAGCAGCAGACCGTCCAGCATCGGATTATTGACTAGAGGCACAAAAAACTCTTGAAGTCGCTCTTGAAGCTTTGAAACGTCGTCGTTTGCGTTTCCAACTTTTTTAAAGTCTTTTATGCCAGCCACTATGTACTACCCTCGCGTAAACACGGCAACATCCGTGTCTTCCGCATATATGTCAGTAACGCTAGCCGGTTCGTTGGCATCTCGTTGAGCAGCCATTGCAATAATACGTTGTCTAAGGGCTTCTTTTTGTGCCATTAGGACGCGCACGTCAGACTCTTCTTTTTGCATCATTTTAATTGCCGCATCAACTACAACATATTCGCCGAACTGGTTCACGTCGTCGTATTCGTCGGTATCGTCTACAAGCTTAGCAGCCACCGGATTATACCACACTCTAAAATTTGTAGCATTGTCCGGAGTGCGATTAAATCTGATTTTGCTGCCCACCAGTCTATATTCAAGGTAAGGCATCCCAGCTAAGTTCCAAGCAAAGCTGTTTTGGTCTTCGTTACGGCGGTTAAAGTTAAACCGCTTTACAGTAGTCCAACTGCCATTGCCCGACCGAGTGTCCACGCCACGCAGCTTATAGAAGTTGGCTGGTAGGTCAAACTCTAACTGAGAGCCGTTAGAATTAAATAAATACTCTTCCATAACGTAATCGTCGTTATAGGAGGCAATTAATAAATCATGTAGCTCTGCAATAGAGGCGTTAATATAACTTGTAAGTTCTGAATCGCTAACAAACTCCGACTCTTCCATGTCGGCGCGTTGGCGAGCCTGCGTTTTCAATTCGGCAAGTGTAACCACTGCAATTCCTATCTAAAAAAAGTGTAGGCGGTGTTGGCTTTAAGCGGCACCCCATTCCGCACCTACGTAGTGAGATTACTCTTGTTCTGAAGATTCGTCTTTACGCTCGCAAAGCTCCATAAGCGATTCAAAGGCTTCAATAATGCCTTTTGGAGACTTAGACTCAATTGCCGCCAGCAACTCTTCAGCTGCGGCTTCTTTCGGCATTGAATCGTCAATCTCATCGCCCATTTCGTTTTTGGGAGCTTCTTCAGAAGGCTTACCAAGTCTTGCAATAATAGTGGTAATGCGCTTCTTTTTATCATCCATCATCATTTTGCAGCTCCTAGGGCTTAGACAGACGAATTTTTAACTTCAATACGAATCAACAGGCGCGAGCCAGAAGAAGGGTCGGTTTCAGTAGCAACAGCAATGCAGCGAAACTGAATTGTTTTGGCGTTGTCAACGTCTTCGGCGACCAGCTGGAACTTTAGGTCTTCGGCAGCAGAAACCACTTGAGCGATTTCAACGTGCATAAGACGCATGTACTTGTCTTGCAAAGTAACTGTGTAAACTCCCTGAGAGTTGCGAGCAATAGAAGCTACGCCCAAGCCGCGAGTCAAAGTAGGCGCACCAGAAGCGCCGATAGACACGTCTGCGTACAACTCTTTGATTTCTTTCTCTAGAGCCTGTTTACGGTTAAAATTACGATTAGCGATAGATTTACCCTCTGACCAATTGTGTTCATTTAGTCACGGCCAACGGAATTGTTAGCGGTGCATTGGTCATTATATGAGAGTTTATTAGGCAAATATTGAAACGAATATCCGCCAGCAGACTTAGACCATCCATTTAAACAATTACAAATACTTCTCCTATTAACGCTAAGTATGCGAGATGCTTCAGAAATACTACAAAATACATGACCAGTGTCTACGCATATAATAGACTTAATTCGGAATTGGCCTGGATTTCTATGTCTGTTAGCCTGTGAAATTTTACGTCTGGTGGCCTCAGTGCATTTCTTATTAAATACCCCTCCAGGGCTGGCTTGGTATTTTGGGACGTACTTAGCAATCAAACTACATTCTAAATAGTCTAAATCTTGCAAATTACGCGCACATGCCAGCTCTTTAAACTCAAAAGCACTAAATCCGTATTTAAGCATAGCCCTAATAATAGGCATACTATCTGTATTTCGTTTTAATTTTGTGTCTGATTTGTATTTGTAGACTCTATGTCGTAGACTTTGCCGTGTTTGTCCTATATACACCAATTTTTTATATTTATAAATGCCGTATATAATCATATAATAATATACTAGCTTAGTGTTTATCGGAGTCAACCGTATTCGATAAGTTATGTGGGCCAAACCCAAGGCGATTTACGGGCCTTTCGCTGTTTGCGTCTAGCCTCTAGGCGCTGCTCTTTGTCAGCGATAATTTGTTTGAGATTATAATAGGTTAGCCAAGTTTGAAAGCAAATTGCTAAAACCAAGGCCCCTATGGCAATATATGCTTGCATATTTATAGCTAAATATTAGCACAAAAAGAAAAAGGCCCGTTTCCAGGCCTTTTTCAGCTTAAATTTGCCCTAAAGCTTATTTAAGTTTTACGTTAGCGTTCCAACCAGGCGCTCTCGAGCCCAATTGCGCATAGTAACCTACGCGAACTTCAACCGCATCGGCAGAAGATTCACGAAGCATCTTAAGACCATCAGTGTCCAAGATTTTGGGAGCTTTACCCAAGCTGTACAGTTTCCATACGTTCAATTGGAGCATGAAAGCACGGCCACCGGGGCAGTTTTGGTCAGGAATGCACTTAATAGGTCCACGAGGTCCGTTTACCACAATACCGCGGAAACCGATATCAGCGTTAACTTTCAGGTCAACATACTGAACTTTAGAGCCGAGGGCTTTTTCAAGGTCAGCATATTCACTGTAGTTCATGAAGCAATGGTCAGGACGGCCACCTTCACGGGCAACGCGAGAAGCTGCAGCAATCAACGCTTCTTCGATGGGCATAGTAGAACCGTCAAAACGGATACCACCCAAACGAGTTACGTCAGCAGTGCGGTCAACGCCAAAGAAAGGTGAAGAAGTTGGTGCAGAATCAGGCAACCAAGCTCGGAGTCCTTTAACTTTTTGGTCGTAATCGCCTTCTACGAAGATGAAGTCGTTCTGAGCAATTGCAGCAATACCAGCTGACAAGTTGCCAGACATAGTAACAGTACCAGCATCGCGGTCAACGCCAACGATTGTCAAAGTACCGGCACGTACAGAACCACCACCATCGGTAGAGCTAGTAACAAGTTTCATGCCAACTTCGAAGTTAGTAACATCACTAGCTTCAGTCAAAGTCAACACAGTAGTAGCAAACGAGCTGTTTGCAACTCTGCCAATAGAACCAGAACCAGTTCCATAGAGGGCAATTGCAAGCGAGCGAGTCGCCGACTGGATTGCACCGTCGATTTCAGCGGTAGCAGCTTCCATGAACGCGTTGGCGTTGCCTTTAGAGGCCTCAAGTACTTCGTTAGAAATCGAAGCCAACGAATAATCGTGGTTACGAATCAAAACGAAATCTTTGAGCTGAGAGTTAGTTTTGTTAGCTTGGGCTGTGCTGAATGTAGCAGAACGGCCTTGCGGGTTTCCGTAGATAATCGGAATGGGCAAGTTTTTACCGCCGAATTGCTCCATTTTGGGCAACATAGCAAGCAAGGGGTTGTCAGCATAGACCATATTTTCTCAAGAGGGTCTACGTCTCTTTGTTACCGTAAAGGCTTTTTATCCTCTACTTCTTAAACTTTGTAAGGTAATTTGCGGCAGCAGTGAGCGTGTCAGCGCTATCCGTGAAAAACCCTAATCCACGATTACAACTGTCGCATAACAGGCCTCTAACTTGTCCTGTTAAGTGGCAGTGGTCAACAACCAGTCCAAACTTTGTTTTAGAATGGTGTTTAGAGCAAATTAAACATTGGTAGGCTTGGTCATTCAGCATTTTCGCATAGTCTGACTTTACCATTCCATACTTTTTAAACCTAGCCCATTCTGATTTGTTTTGGGCATCTCTAAGCACATTATCAGGCTTAAGTTTATAGTTTAATCGCGCTCTTCGTGTAGCTGCCGCACCTTCTTCGGTATTCCGATAACGCTTATGATAAGCATTAGTGCACGTTTTACATTCTGACCGCAGACGTTTTCCACCTGCAACCTTATAAAACTGTGTAGCTTCTTTTTCTTCGCCACACTTAGAACAGCTTTTTCGTTTAAGTTCAGCGTACATTTTCATGCTTCCTTTTAACTAGGTTAGCATGCTGGCGGCTCTTGGGCAAATTTATATTGCCTACGCGTTACGGACCGTCTCATCTTGAGACTGGCCCTCGGTATTAGCATCTCAGCCTTCACCGATACACGCCAGTTTACAGCCCTACATCTCCATAGGGCGGGGCAGATTTAGTTTACCCGGTCTGAGGTATAGTGCTGCTTAAGTGCAGCTTGGAACGTACTCATATCTAACATGAGAAAATCCTTAAATTAATTAGTAATTGGTTATTTGTGCTACTGTAAACTAGGCGGCGCACATTATGCCTAATCCATCCAACGAATGAGTTTTGCGGCTTCTGCCTTAGACTCTTCATCACTTAGTGTGCGGCTCGGTTTTTGAGATGCTTGTGCCGCTTGAGCATTCGAAAGTGTGGGTGACGACTTTCCTGCACCTTGAGCCGGTGCTGGCTTTTTAGTTGGCTGTGGTTGTAGAAGTTTTTTGACTTTTTCGCGGTCCACCAGCTTTTTAGCTTCTTCTAGCAGGTGCTCTTCTACTGCATTACATGCTTCTTCATTAGACAAAATTTCGCCTGTTTCTTGATGATGTTGTTCGATTAGCTCAAATACAACATCCACGGCGTCATTGGCTTTAATTAGCTCATAAGTCTCATCTTTATTAACAAAATCAGTAAGTTGCGCTTTAAACTGGTTCAGGGCAGCTTCATATTTTTCTTCCTGTTCTTTAGCTTCCTTTTCGGCCAACTTTTGTTCCAGGGCCTGCAGCTTCTCCTGGATTCTTTGCTCATATTGAGTCATTTTGGTCTCAGGCAATAGTTCGCCGTCGTTGAGCATCATTTCGGTAATCTGCTCAAGCGTGAAGCCCTGCTCTTTTAGGACCTTAAAAGGCTCCTTTTTAAGCCGTTCTGGTATGGCCTTGAGCGGCTCCATAGACTTTTGCTGCTCCTCAAACTGCTGCAGTCGGGCTTGCAAATCATTCATTTGCTGCTGTAGCTTAGCTTCCTGTTGGCGGATTTGCTTTTCTTTACGACTGAGGGCCGCAAATTTAGCTGCAAATCTTTGTTCTTGCTCGGTTTGCACCGGCTCTTTAACTTCTTCGGCTGCAGGAGCCTCTTCAGCACCTTCTGGGGCGCCTTGAATGCCCTCAACAGGGCCATTCATTGCCTGCTTAATAGTTTCTACAGCATCGGGAGCCAGGTCCGTAGAGCCGCCGTACTGGGGCACTTCTGAATTATTGTCTTGCATATGGTATCCTTATCTTATTGCTGAGCAGCTTAATTGCGCACAGCGGTACTTTGGGCCGTACCTTGGCCTTAAATTTTGTTTAGATTTTTGGCGTAATTTGCACTTAATGGCTTATAGGTGCAATTATTGAATAGGAGGTACTGGCACTCCAGGCTCAGGCGCAGCCTGAACATCCACGTTTTGGTCAATTGTGGCCTGCTGCTGCGCTTGCACGTCTTCGGCCATGGCTTGTTCTTCAAGCACTTGGCGCTGCTGATTTACTTGTTCTTGAGCGGCTCGGTTTAGCAGTGTTTGAGCGTCCTCAATCCAGCGTCTGAATAACTCCAGGCGCTCTTCAGGCGCACCTTGCGACTTATAGAGCAAGTAGGCCTGCTGCATTTTAACAACGCCAAGCTGCAAGTTCTGATATGGCTCTGGAGTGCTATACAGGCCTTTGTCAATAATTTCTTCGATAGTGCGCTCAATATCTTCGAGCCCTGCGTTGTTGAAGTTGTAGAATTGCTGCAAGTCTGGGAAATCAAGCAGTTTCATGCCATCTTCACGACCAATAAGCCCTGCGCCCATAAGTTCTTGCACATCCTGAAGGCGGCCTGCTGGGCTTTTTGACAACGCAGACACTGGAAAGCACTGCATGATGTATTGGTCAGCTTCTAAGTCCACATCGGCCCAATCCAGGGTTTCCATAAAGCGGTTGCCTTTGGTTTTAACCTTAAATTCACCGTATTCTTCGTAGATTTCTTTAGCCAGGTCAATATATTGGGCAGCGGCCTGCAGTACTGCGGCTTCGTCTCGCTGAGCAACACTCATAAAGCGCTCAGACTCAATATCATTGTATTCTCGCAGTGCCTTACCACTATTTAGGCCCTGAGGCTTAGTGGCCTGGGCCGCTAACTGCGACACTCCCACCACCTCATATGCACGGCTATAAAGCCTGTCTAGGTGATTAAACAGTTCAGGAGGAACTGTGCCGAGCTTTCCTTCAATAGGCGGCTGCCCAACATACTTAATAATGCCACCAATCTTATTGTTTAAGTGGCTTTCAACAACTTTACTAGAGGCTTCAACAAAGATTTTAGGCACACTAACCAAGTGCATAGAAATCTGAATTGTGCGTAAGATTTTGTTAATCTCAAGCTGAATGCCTGTGAGTTGCTCAGCTACGCCCTGGCCCCAAAAGCCAATAGGGCGCACAGTCCATCTCCAAAACACAAAAGGAAAATAGTCTTTAGTCCATTTTTCTTCAAACAGCGTGGCAGTCGCAATGCAAATCGCATGCTTACCATCTTTAGAGGTGGGGGTGCTCGGTAGTCTCCAGCTTTCATAAACTTTAATCATGGGGACTTTGGCGCGAGTGGTGTTGGAGGCCCATTCACTGATTTCTGGGCTACCAGCAAGCTGAATCTCTACCTTTTTATCAGGAAACATTTCTTGCAAGACTTCTAATGGCAACCACTTTACTTGATAAAGCGTGCGCACGTCGCCATATAGTGCTTCATTCTCATCTACTGACAATTCATCAATAAACACGCGCTCGCTGCAAATCTTATTGTCGTTGCGATAAATTTTAAGTGCGCCAGTACCAAAGATTGCGCTGTCTTGAATGCAAATAGCACGCTTAGAATAGAAGTCTGTGCTGTAGAATTGCCCGTCAATGAATTGTGTGAGTTTTTTGGCCTTGCGCTGAACGGACCAGTCTCCGCCGTCAGTTAGAAAGCTGGGGCGTGGTTTATTTTTTGTAAGCTTAGACACAACGGTGTCAACCATGCTCTGAACTACGTTCAAAGTCACGCGATTAACTACGCTGGCAGTAGGTTCGGCGCGATAGAAGCCATAGTTTTTGAGAGTATAGGCTTCCATGTTGCCATAAAGCTTAATATGGCGAAAATTTTCTTCTTGGCGATAAGATTGGTCTCGGCGCAGCAAATCAACCAACTGCGTCACACTTTGAGCCAGTTCCTTACCTTGCTTCTTATACCAGTCGTAATCAAAATTCATCTATAGACCCAATTAGTTTTTGGCGCTCCAAAATAAAAGCTCATCCTCGTCAGTAGTAGGCGCAGTGTCTACTAACGTTGTGGAAGTGTCACGCTCTTCACGGGCTTTAACCGGCTCCAGAGGCACTTCAGGGATGTCGTCTAAAAAGGCCAAATCAGAAAATTCCACTTTAATATCGCCAATTTGGAAGGACTTAATTCGCGCCTTCTTGGCTTTCTCGATAAATTCGAGTAGATTTTGAATATTTTCTAGCATTTAGCTTTCCTTATATACTAAATTATTAGGGCCGTTATTCGGTTTCGTAATCGTAATCGGGAATTCCTAAGTCAGACCAATCATTTACGTCCGTAAACGCATTACCACCAGCTTTTTGGCGCTCCATGGCTTCGGCTTCTTTGGCCTCTAACTCGGCCATGTATTGGTCTGGAGTTGGCTTTACTGGAACCTGGTCTCGCTCATAAAAATGCTTACATTCTCGCCAAGCATACAGGACCGCATCGGCTATATCGCTGTGGTACCGGCTGTCGATTACTGCCCTGGACGGATTGGAGTAGTCCCATTGTAGCAGGTAGGAATCTTGCTCAAATCGACTTTCAGGCAAAAACTGCAGCCTACCACTAGTCAGGTCGTCGTTGAGTAGCGTAATAAACTCAGTCTTACGGGCTTTTTCAGCAGCCTCAATAAAAATGCCGTGACGCTGCAATAGTTCTTCTTGAATCTTCTTACCCAGACCGCCTGCATCCATAACCATTTTTACCGGTTGATATTTTTCCTTAAAATGCTTTAATTTAAGCATTAAGGGGGTTATGGGGCTTTTATCCTGAATATATTCTTCTACACAATATACTCGGCGTTCAGATGGGCTGTAGGCAAGCACCGCTATGGCGTCTGCGTCAACGTATCCAATATCCACGCCTACAACAAATATGGCATCATTTGGCGCGGAATGCAAGTAAATATTGTGATTTGGGCTAAATTTATATACTAAACTGTCGGAGTCTTGTACCCAGCGGCCAAAGAACTCACGCTGAATACGTGCATCTTCTAATTGCACTCCACGCTGCTTGGCAATTTCTTTAATTGCATCTAGGGGCTGTACGCCGGACTTAAGATATATGTGTGGGTTATCTTGCATGGTCCAGTGGTGGGTTGACCAGCCTTCTGAGCGCTCTTTTTTACCGCCAGAAATTTCGTAGAAAAAGCCCGCTGGTACTGGGCCAGGCGTTCCAATGAGTACCAACGACCCATTATAGTCGGTTAAGCTCGGAACTAGCACGTCTTCAATCATGCCCTCGAGGTAGGGCCTGAAGCTTTGCGTTTCGTCGATGTAAACTTTGCGCAAGGCAAGACCGCGCAGCTTTTCAGCTTCTTGCTCATCCTTAGCCCCACTAACATGAATTACGCTACCATTTGGCATAGTTAAAGTGAGTTCAGTGTTGTCTGCTTTACCGCCCAGCTTATATTCTTTATTGTAGAGGAGCAGGTCACGCCAAATAATCTTTTTTGCAGAACGGCGGTTTAGAGTAATATAGGCCACATCGCCTTTTTTAGTACTAGCTGTATGCAATAAATCTGCTGCACATGCTATGGTTTTACCACTATTATGCGTAATAAGGCCGTTGGCTAGCATATATAAATTAGTTGGCGACTCCACATGGATATCATAAGTGCGAGCAAGTCTAGCATTGCCTAATTTAATTCCAACTCTATCTGGTCTATAATTATTAACTAGCTTATGTTCATATTCTGGCTTAAATTTCTTTTGAGGACTTACTAAAAATGGGTCTAATTCTTTTAAAGCTTTAACAGCAAAATAATTGTGTTTTAATGTTAACTCCCAAACTGGGCCGTTTTTATATTTAGGTCTGTTGTCGCACTTTAAAGTTGGTAAATAGCCCCACAAATCTAAAAATAATATCCTTGCCGCCTCGATTATTGGCTTTGCTTGCATGCTAATTCTAAACTGAAGACCGTCTGGCTGATTGGTAATTGACCCGTCCGTGTCTAGCAGCCCAGCTAGAAATTGTAGCCGAGACTCGCGGTCCCACGATAGAATTTCCGCAATATCGCATGTTTTTTCATGAGCATACCTGTTTTGTGCCCATTCCGCGTAAAAAGCTGGACCTGTTCCAGTAGGAAGAGTCCAAGTGTAGTTGTTGCTCCTTGGCGCTATGGCTACAGTATCTAGTTGGGCTGCAACCTTTTGCGGTACTGCCATGGTGCCAGAGGATATATACAGCCTAGATTTAAATTTTTCACGACTACACCCGTCTCCCAACAGCGCCCCAATAGCATACGCGGTTGTAATATGTTTACCATGCTGTCTATTCACCTCTATACGATTTATTTTAGTTCCGCTGTTAAATTCAGAAACTGCTAGTTGCTTTGTTGTGTTGGAACGGGCGTTTGTGGTTAAAAATACATGGTCAAGAGTACTTTCTACTAGCACTCTAGAGTTCATTGTAAGGGCATGGACCAGTTTAATTCCATTATAAAAAGTTTTAACAACTTTTACTGGCTTACCGTGCTCACTATACACATAATCGCCGGGCTTAATATTTTGTATAGGCATTGGGCCATTAGTAGTTTGTACAAGCGTATCTTCGGCCAGACAACGGCGCGAACACACTGCTACCTTAAACCTAGCTGGGTCTTGAATAAACGCAAGCTGCTTATCAAAGCAAAAGTCTTCAAGAGTAAACTCCTTGCTTTGCGTTGCAGCCCGTTTTTTAAGTTCTTTGAGTACTAGGTCGGGCCTAATTTTGCTCATAAAGGGTTAGCCGTTTATTTAGCAGACTTCCACACTTTTTCGCTAATGTCCGACTCTGGCTTTACATAAGCAACGTTTGTGCTAAACACAATTACCGAATCAACGCCTGGCATGGTGATTTGCACTGCGCCCATGTCCTTGAGGTAGGTCAGCTGGATATTGGCAAATCTTGGGTTGCCAATGTCAAAATGGGTCTCATTTTGCTTATTAAACAGCACTGGCTGATAGGTTTGTACTTTTTTTAGTTTCATATTTTATTCCTTATTTCCATTATTGGTTAAGTGTTAAAAGTATTAATGTAGCCTATGAACGCATAGCCAGTTAAGCTAGGTGTGAGATTGGGTGCGCTTTCTCTATGTAAAAACTTATTAAATAAAATAGCTTGCCTATCTATCTCTTCGATAGGTACAGATTTTAGAGCGGTGTGCGAAAATTTCCATACTGGGTCTAAAAGTTGTTGAGCTTCCAGAGATAATTGTTCAAATTTTGTTTTTTTTGTAAACATATTTAAGCTCCTTTAAAGCTTTATTGTAATAGGTCGCAAATTGGGGTATCGGTTGGCACGCCTGAAATAAAATCAAACGTAGGTACCGTAATTTTATAACTTTTAATTTTGTCTGAGCATTTAAACTGCTGGATTTTGGCTGCTCTAAACGTTTCAGCATCCTCAGCACTTAGAATCCAGTCCTTGTCTTTAACGCGCTTAGAATATGACGGCAACTTCATACGCTTATTACACACTTGCGAAAACTTAGCGTTGTTTGCCTGCAAATCTAAGTTAATGCGTTTGGCCATGGACTCTGATATAATGCTAATAGGCAGTTGAATCTTTACTTCATGAAATAGCAACTTTCCTTTAGGCACAATAAACACTTGGCCTCCGGTGTTTTGGGACATTGCGGCGGCAGCACTCGCAGCCCACACAACTACCACGTGCAATTTCTTATCTGTTTCCATTAATTTAATAAGCTGAAGCCCTGCTTCTAAGTATCCGCCGTTTGAGTGCATAAGCACATAAATGTCGCCGGAGTTTTTTGCACGTAGGGAGGCTAAAGCAATCGCAAACTCATCGACAGAAAAAGCGTCAACTGGGCCAATAAAAGGAAAACTATTTTCTTCGGTTAGTTCAATAGGTGTTGCAATACTGGCAGTCGAAAATGCCAACAATATACTAAGTACTAGACACTTCATTTGACACACTTTCTTGTGGTTGCAGGGCTTGCAATTGCATTTTAAGGCTATAATTATCGACTAGCAGAGCACCAATAATTCGAATAAGTTCGTTTTTGGATTCTGGCTTTAATTTGCGTTTTACTTCTGCAAGCATGGTTTGTAAGGCCGCCTGCACTTCGGCAGTCGCCTGTTGTTCTTGCGCTGCTTGTTCATTATTGCTTATATTCACTTTATATCCTTTGGTTAAAAAATTTCTGTGGCTAAATTTAACTTCAAACACTCATCGGCATTCAAATATGTGTCGCGCTCATTCAACTTTTCCCAAACCTTGGCGTCGGTGCCCGTAAGCTCGGCCATGATGGAGTTCCAGTGGGTTTCGTTGCGCTCCATTTGCTTTGCATGCGCCTTAATGCTTGACGCATTGCCAGCCACTTCCTCAGACCCCTCGTGCACCATAACCCATGCCCATTTTTGCATGCGACGCTTAGAGCCTGCTGCGAAAATTAGTGTGGCTGCGCTGTGGCACTGGCCATATATTTCTGTAATAGCGTTCGGGCACTGCTTAAGCAGCCCTGCAATAGCTAACGCAATATCTGGGTCCCCACCATGCGACGTAAGTCTGACGCATATGTGCTCTGGACCATGCTCTAAATAATCAATCACGGCCTGCAGCATTTTCTTGTTTACTGAGCCAGTCAAGTGCAACATTACTGCGCTCCATAGGCCAAATAAGGATTATACACCAGGCTGTTGGAAGCAAGCTTAGAACAAACGACTGTTTTGTGGCTAATGAAGCAAGGTTCTGCTAAAGATATGTTGGCGGCTGCCAGTAGTTTTTTTTGAATGCCCGTTCGGCGGTACAAGTTTTTTGTATAGGCATAGTGCAGCACAGTAACGTCTTGGATTTTTTCGCAGACTAGGTAGCCATAGATTTGCTGCTCATCGGTTGTATTAACGGCAACTAGTACTGTACTGCGCTTCAAAATAGACTCGATTAGTTTGTGCTGGAATTCAAAGTAGACTGGGGCTGCAATGTGCTTGCAGCTGCTTTGATAGCTTTTGAGCCAGCTGTTAAATATAAAGCTCACGTCGGCCTGGGAGGCTGGACGTATGCTGATTGGACTAGTGTTTGCCTTTGTCTGGTCCAGTGATTTTAAACTTTGTAACTCGCTCTGATTCATTTCGCTCATCTGATAATTCTCCGTCAAAATATACTGAAAAATCTACAACAATTTCTACTTGCGCTATCATTCCGTCTTCGGACTTTTTTGGCCCGTAGGGTAGCCTGAGGCGGTAGTGAAAGTCTTTGCCGGTCTCGTAGGCCTCGGCTAGCAAGTAAGTTAGCACCGACATCGCGTCTTGCTGGCAGTCTTTAAGTTTTCTTTTCTTGCGTTTCATTGGCCCCTTGTGCCTTAGAAGGCTGCGATGCCAGCGTATTCAGGGCTTCAATTTTAGCAATAACTTCGAGCCGCTTTTGTTCCATAAGTTGCTGCTTAAATACTATGTCGCCAAGTTCGGCTGCCAGCTGCTTATACATTTCATTTAAGTTCATATATACGCCTAAGTAAGCAAGATTTAGCAGTAAATTATTGCCACATTATCAATTTGGCACGATTCTTGCACAAAGTCAAGAACTATTTGCTCAATAATTTCTGTTACTGAAGCACCTCTATAAGCCCTTAATGCATAAATATCCAATTCAATTGTTTTAGCGTATCCTTCAGGCAATATAATATCAAACTTAATGCCGTCGTGCGAACAGGGCAGCGGCACAACCTTTACCATCATTTTTTGCCTTCGGGAAGTTGTGGTTTTTTGTTGCCAAGTAATTGCACGAGTTCTTCTGTAGAAAGTTTAGACAGGTCCGATTCTTTGGCACGTTCTCGGTCTTCTCGGCTAAGGTCAACCAAGCTCTTAATATAGCCCTGGAGTATTTTGGCCTCGTTCGGCTCAAGGGACCGGCCTTGCTTTACTTTAGATTTGTATTTGAGAATTTCAGTTTCTACAACCGATAGGGCGTCGGCCACCATGGCGTCTACGGACGGGTATATGGTAGGATTGTCGCGATTGTTGCTGTCATTGCTCATATATATTGGCCTTTATTAGGCAGGCTATAGGTCGTCTACGCTGCTGTGGGCTTGCCTAGACTCTAGCTTAAAGTCTAACTGCTGGCCGGTTCGTGCTTCATAATCGGCTACAAACGTTAGCAGTATGCATACAATGTGCTGCAGGTCCGAGTCATAGGCGTTGAAGTTGGTTTCCTTAAACAGGGTGGTGGCCTTGTCTTTAAGCTTATAAAGTTCTTTTGGACTATAAATATGCATACTACACCTTGCTTCGCTTAAGTACTTCGCCTAGGCGCTCAGTCGAAGATACTTTGGCAAAATTGCGCGTGCTTTCGGTCCAAATCTCTACGGTAATTAATTCTCCGTCTACGGACGTAAAGCTAATAGTCAAGCTTTCCGGGCTTGCTTGCCTAATGGTGCAATGTACGTCTGTGCTGCGTTTTTTTAGCAGGGCTATGGCTTGTTCTAGTTCGGTGACGTTTATTTTTAGCACGGTACTCCTTGGCGGTCGATGCTTCGCATCTCCCTGAAGATATTTATTGCACATGCCCTGTGGGCAACTCTAAAAGTCCAAATCCAGCACGGCTTCATACAGCGCATCATATATGTTGGCAATCTCATCTTTGCTCAACTCTTTAATGTCGTAGTACTTTCCATTGCAATATACGTTGTCCAAAAACACGGTGCCGGTTTCAGGAACATAGTGGCCGGTGGCCGTGCAAGGTAAGGCGGCGCTAACCGTATGGCCCGACTTTGGACTTGGTATGTTCAAATATATGTTGGCGCGTACATGCATAAACAAATCCTGTTTAGGCCCTAGGGGGCGTCAAAGTTCTTCTTCGCCGATAATCCAATTGTACTCGGTTGCAATGATTTCTGCAATAAAAGATTCAACAATCGCCGACCGGTCTTCGGTGCGCTTAACCAGTATGCCTTCTGGGTATTTGCGATTCCAGCGGTAACAAAGCTTAGCCAGCTTTTGAATAGTATAGAATACAGTGTACTTGCTGGGCACGTGCTTATATTTTGAGCGCAGGGCGTCCATGATTTGGTCGTAGGTGGCGCCGTTGGCGTGCAGCCGCCATATGAAGCGATTAAAGCCCGATAAACTTCTGCAGTGAGTTAAATAAGCAAGTGCCATGTCATAATAGAGCGCACGGCCTGGATGGTAGGTCCTACCTAGGCTTAAGGAGCCTTTGAGGTGCGGAGTATCGTGGCCTAGGCCGGTAGTGTGGTCAACCCACTCCAGGTCTTTAAAGCCAGACTTGGCTAGCTTCTCATACCATTGCTTCTGAAGCTCTATAAATTGCTCGCGGCTGTGGGGGGTAGGGTCAGGTAGGCCTGCGGCTTTAGCCCGCTCTATGGCCCGACTAGATAGTTTAAAATTTTTTTTGGACCCCGTATTTTGGGCCTTCGGTTTGGTGCACTTTTTTATGGCCATGTTATATGAGCTTTTAGATTGAATATATTAGTTATTAAATGCAATAGGTGAGCACTTAGTAAGCCTAGTTTGGCATATTTTTTGCAGGTTGGCAACAACTTTTTGCAAGAAAAAAATTTTTTAGGGGGGTGCCATAGGCATAAATAGGCCGGTCTTATAAAAAAATTTATGTGGGGGGTGCGGTATAAAGCATTAAAAGCATTAATAAAAAACTTTTTTGAGGGGTGGGAGCTAATGTATTGCTTCCTATATGCAATAAAATGGCTGTGTACATGCCGTGATTATTGCCCCGTAGCGCATCCACAAAGCCACCCCAATTAAAAAATGTGCGCTCGGCATGCTTTTTGCATTTTTTTGCAAGGGCCGTGCCAGACTTAAACTATGGAAACTTGGCATAATTATTGCAAGGGGACGCAGTTTGGCATGGTTTTTGCATTTATATGCAAGAAACGTGCCTGCGTTTGCTTCGATTTGGCATATTTTGTGCATTTATTGCAAGAATCGTGCCAAAATTGGACTAAAATTTCAGGCAAAATGATTAGCATGGGGTTGGCACGGGGATTGCGGCCTTAGGCAATTTACAGCAAACTCAGCAAGAACTGTAAAACTTTTAAACAATGTACAGCGACTATACGCTAATGCGCGTTTATTTGGCGGGCAGTTTGGCACAAGCAATGCATTAAGTACTTGTGTCTGCACTAATGCAGGCATAAAACGGAGCAAGTATGCGTAATCGTAAATATGAATTTACAGGACATACGATTGAACATAACGATAAGGTGCTTAAACAGATTAAGCGAATTTCAGACGATTTAATTGGTGGATATATCGAGCATGAGGCGAATTTATCACACGAAGGGGATTGTTTTGTTTATGAAAATGCGCGGGTTTCTGAAAATGCGCGGGTTTATGGACAGGCGCTGGTTTTTGAAAATGCGCGAGTTTCTGGACGTGCGTTGGTTTATGGAGATGCGCAAGTTTCTGGACGTGCGTGGGTTTCTGAAAATGCGCGGGTTTCTGGACGTGCGTTGGTTTCTGGACAGGCGCTAGTTTTTGGAAATGCGTTGGTTTATGGAGATGCGCAGGTTTATGGAGATGCGTGGGTTTCTGAAAATGCGCGGGTTTCTGGACAGGCGCTAGTTTCTGGACAGGCGCTAGTTTTTGGAAATGCGCGGGTTTATGGACAGGCGCTAGTTTTTGAAAATGCGCGAGTTTCTGGACGTGCGTTGGTTTATGGA